TACTCTAACTGTACCCATTATACGTGGTAGATGATCATGTACTCCAAGGTCATGGCAGTCGCCACACTTGGAGAGACGGTAATGTCAGCGTCGGCCGAAGCGTCCCAAGGAAAGAAGGTCCAGTCTCCAGCGTAGAGCCTACCCATGTTCTCACCCGCCACACTCGCAGCTGGAGAGCCTGTGATTCCAGATCCGTCTGCAATCTTGATGGTGAAGTACTCGGTAGCCACAGTGCTTGGGTTTCTCAAGTAAACCTTGAATCCTGGATTAGTGACGGCGGTACCGCCAGCGTTGTATTCAGCTGCGTCAAAGATGATGACCTCATTTTGAGACGTAAAGGTTTTTCTAGCCACACCAGTAGTCTGGTCAAGTCCAGTGACGGTGCCTCCCTTGGTCAGTGTTGACGACGTTGAGAGCGCCAAAGCATCACCAGTCAGGTCTGAGCTAGATAGCGTAATAGTTGCGTTTGTAGTTGCCATTGCTTAGTTGTATCTTGAAAAGTTTGTTGCAAATATAGCAATTATTGGGTCTTTACAACTTTCATCCCGTTGGCAGCTCGTGGAGCATTTCTCCCCATCCCGACTCTTCTCTTCTCACGAACGACTCTTCTCCTACCCGAAGGACCTAGCTGAGACCACGTCTTCGGAGTTTTGCCAGAGACCTTCCTTGAGGGCCTGCACTTCTTAACCCCCTTGTTGTCTGAACTTCCGCACTCGTTACCCTTCTCGTCAGTCCACTTCTCCTTGAACCATCGCTTCAGGTTGAGGCCTGCCTTAGTCTTTCTTACTCTTCCCACTTCCCCAGTTTTTTGCACCAACCTTACGGCACTTAGCCAGAGCTCCAGAAGCGTACGCCGATGGCCAGATCTTGTATCGAGATTTAACCTTGGTGTAGCAAGCATCCTTTACAGACCCGCCCTTCTTGTATTTCTTCACAACCTTAGGCATGACTGACTTGCTTAAACTTAGCCTTAGCTACAGCACCAGGGTGAGGCTTGTACTCCCCCTTCATAAGGAAGTACCTGCCCCTATCCTCCATCCAGTGGTATCCTTCAGGAGGCGCTACCTCCACAGACTTCTGTGAGATGTTCAGCTTACCGCCTTTGTTCTTCTTGACAGCATTCATCACCACTTAACTTTGTTCGCCCAATACGCTGCGCTGAAGATTCCTCTGGCTATGTTCTTTGCATGGCGACTCTTGAAAGCCTTGCGCTGCTTTGCGCTCTGATTGGTTTTAGCCCCCTGCTCTCCGAACCTGATAAGCTTAAACTTATCGCCCTTCTTTGCCACAACTACGTGCGACTTCTTTGGGTGGTTGGGAGTTCGCTTGGCCTTGTTCACGCCACTTACTCCAGCTCTCTTGAGCAATCCCTTTAGTCTTCCGTCTGATGCCATGCTGTAAAGTTATCAAAGATTTGACGAATACTCCATTAGGTTCCCATAGGTCAAGTCGTCGAGCTTTGCTTCATCGGAAATGGTAGGGTCTGTGTAGAAAGAAACAGACGGGATGTTACCAGCCTTAGCCCAAGCAAGAGCTCCAGCCTCAGTTTCGAAGTACTCTTCGATGCTGTCTATCCTTACCACATACCCAGCAGCAATCTTGTTGCCTGTATCCGTTGCTGTCTTTGCCATCAGAAAACAGAGTAGTATGTATTGGTGTCAGTCATGACATCATCCCTATCTGGAAGTGTTGTGTCAGACCATATGATTGCTTCAGACAAGAAGCCTTGGTATTGAGCAGCCCCATTGTCAGACCTTCTCCCGATAGCCGCTTTAAGATTCCCGTTGTTTAAGGACCCAGTAGCTGGGAAACCAGTTAGGCTGTTAGCAGTGTCGCCATTTACATCAATATCTCCCGTGTATGGTGATGCCGACATATAGTTAGTTACAATGTACTCTGTGTTTGTAGAGACGGTGAAGGAGGTGTCCGCCCTGCCAAGAGACTTTGAAGCGTCATTATATCTCCCAGCCGCCCTAAGCAATTGAGATGCTCCCAATATGGTTACTTGAAAACATTGAGTCGAGGTGCTCGCTGTCCACTGACTAACTATCATCTGTCCTGTAGTAACGGTTCTAAACTCACCTAGATATGATATCAGGAAGTGGTCTCCGTTGTTAGAAACGAACGTATCCTCTAGCCACCTAGCTGTAGAGCTGAAATAAAAGTCTAGAGCTGGGATGGAGTTTGTGGTTGTGGTGATGAGGTTACCTGAAGCGTCGACTATGTATGGTCTAGAGGCAGCCGTTGTCTGCTCCATGTGGTTCCCGTTTCCGCTTTGGTCCCACCACTTGCTCACCCTCCCGTAGTTGCTACCGCAGTGAGTCGTGAGTGCAGATGTATCGAGGTCGCCGTTAGAATCAAAGCCTATGTCAGCTGTCGTACCAGACGAGTTCTCTACGGTGATGGCTGTAGTGGCTGTAGAGGAAAGCTTTCTCAAGCTGTAGGCTGCAACAGCGCCCGCATGGGTGTCAAGGAAGTAGTCTACTGGCACATCAACGCCTGCGACCTTAGAGATGTTTGCAACAGCAACTCCGTCAACCTTGTTGATAGACGACCAAGAAACTCCAGTTACTTTGTCTATGCTCATGCCACAACAATCCAATCAGATGATGGGTTGAAGTAAATCATGTTTGCCGATGGCTTTACTACGTGACCCACAACCCTGACGACATTTCCGCTCCCTGTAGGTGCCGTTGTCGTAACCGCTCCTGCAGTGGTATCCAGGTACACTATGTCACCAATAGAGGCTGACGTGAGCGTAGTCGATACTCTCACCACTCCTCTTGTGAGAAGTTCGTCTCTGTCCTCCGCGTCAGTTACCACAACGAGCATACCAGAGCCGCTGGCTTCGGTCGAGGCGTTGGCCGCCACAGAGGTAGCGCTACCCAAGTAGTGAACCTCCCCAGCATCGCCTGTAAGGGCGGAAGAAGAATATACCGTGCCGAGTATTTCTGAGCCAACTGCATAATTCCCTGCACTGGCCAAGGAAGTCTTTGCGCTGCTAGTTATTCTGTCTGCATCTAGCGTACCTCTAAGTACTAGCTTGATTCCAGTCCAGGTAAGATTCGCGTCACCCTCAACAGTGTCTGAGTCCGTAAAAACCGCTAGCTGTTGAACGGCGGGGGTTCCGCTAGTGTCTACAGTGCCGACGCTAGTCCAGCTCGTGCTGCCACTACCGTTTGTCTGAAGAACTTGTCCAGAACTCCCGTCAATAGCAGGGAGGTAGTAAGTGGTATTTGACGTCAGGTTAGCAGGAGCCCTGAGGATTACATAGTTGCTCTCATCGTTGTCATAGATGGCCAGCTGAGCAGCAGTGGCTCCTTGCGGTCTAAACGATGTAACTCCGTTGAGTGTATCCGAGTTCCCGTCAAGTACAGTCCCCCATGACAGAGTCCCAGCTCCGTTTGTTGTCAGGGCTTGACCACTTGTTCCATCTCCGTCTGGAAGGGTGAGCGTAACGTCAGATGTCACGCTGAGTGGAGCCGATAGCGCAATGAAGTTGCTACCTAGTATGTCAGTTTCATAAAGCTTTATCTTCCCAACACCTAGGCCGCCTGCACCGTCGAACTGGATGTCGTCTGACTTAAATATGATAGCTCCAGTACCGTCAGGGTCAATGGTAATATCTCCGTTAGAAGCAGACGTAATCTTGTTTCCGTTGACATCAAGGTCACCCCCAAGTTGTGGTGTTGTATCATCTACAAGATTGCCAGACGGAATGGTTGGGGTGCCGCTCAAATCAGAGTATGCACCTGTTGTAGCTACTGTAGCCAGTGCAGTAGGCGTCGCAACCCCCGAAGCGTTTCCGATCCAGGTCTGACCGTTAGGGATGTTGGGGACGTCGTTCGCTCTCCCAGCACCCATGACGATACCAGAGATCTTGTTGCCGCTTACATTGACCTTGATGATAATCCCAAGGTTCTGTATGGCATTCGTTCCAGTAGGCTTTGTCGTAACCCATCCACCAGAGGCGCCTAGGTAAACAGTCTGGCCTTCTGAGTATATAGAAGCATCAGGGACATCTACGTTGTTGATAAACCCAAGAGCAATACCCTGACCCTCTCCTTCATCGGCAAGATCCTGATCGAGCACGAAGTGGGCTGGGTAGTTAGTGGCTGCATCAGCCGCGATAACTTCGGCTTGGTTCCCAACAGAGCCAGTGACGTGAACAGGTGTTCCCTTGTATAGGATCCCACCACTTACGTTCTTTACGTTTTCAGAGATCGTCTGAGGGTATGCAAATGTAACGACCCCAGCCCCATCAGTTGTAAGCACTTGCCCTTCGTCTCCGTCAGCAGCTGGCAATGTATATGCACTCCACTTCGTGTCGTAGTCAGTTGCACTATTCTTCTGAAGAAACTGATCCTCAGTGCCACCAGCAATTACACCCTCACCGTCAGCTCCAGCTGGACCAGTAGCGCCAGTAGCGCCAGTTAGACCAGTGTCTCCCTTAGGGCCTTTGTTTGTTACGGTTATGGAAGAGGAAGCTGGTGACTCAACTGTCACAGAGTTTCCGTCGACAACAGTGACATCAACAGTAACCCCATCCTGTACTGTTACTGTGATATCGCTCATCGTGATTCGGTCAGAGTGGCTTCAGATATATCCTGGTTGACCACAAACGATCCATCAATAATCGTCTTGTGCTCATCAACACCAGTCGTTGTGTTTGGCTTGATCTGCTGCAGGTCGTAGAGGTAAGATCCAGAAGGAACTCTTCTCATCGTAGCGGCGGTAGCAGTGATCGTCACGTTTCCTAGATCGTCGGTTACGAACGGCTCAAAGCTTACCTCCTCTCCCTTCTCATCAACAGCCTTGCTTCCAATGCTTGGTGACCCTATGACCAACCCAGAAGAACCCTTGTTAACAGCTGACTTAGCGTCAGCTCTAACCTGCATGACGAAGCTATACTTGTCAGTAGCCAGAGGCAATGGGTCGCCATTAGAATCCTTAAGCGTGACGGTGAGCGAGAAGGTATCACCCTTCTTGCACGTGATGTCAAGTCTCTCGCTTACGTCTAGGTTTACTCTCTTCGCCATGTTAGATTATTGATATATCAAATGGTTGCTTACCCTTTCTCTTGTCGATTAGTTTGGCTTGCTCTTCGGCCTGCTTCTTCACCCTGTCATCCTTCTTGGTCTCCTTGAACACCTCAAGCTTCTCCCTGAAGTCCTGATCATCGGTCTTGAATCCAAGCGTGGCCTGAGCTCTGATAAGCTCGATCTCTTTTCTGTATTGATGTCTAACCTCCTCAAGCTGAATCTCCATCTGAGTCTTCATCTGCATCTTCTGCTGCTCTATCTGGAACTCAAGCTGCATCCTCTGCTGCTCGGCCTGTGAAGCTGCCTGCTGAGCCTGCTGTGCTTGCTGAGCTTGCATCTGAGAGTTCTGCTGAGCAGCCTCCTGCTGCTCCTTCATGCGCTTCTTTCTCCTGACGATCAGGAGTCTCTCTGCCTGGTTGATATCCTTCAGAGATCTGATCGCCATGGCATCCTCAAGATCAATCTCTCTCTGGGCCAAGGACTGCTGTATGTTCTGTTCAAGATAGACCTTCTCCTGATCCTCCATGTCCTTCTTGATGATGACACCGAAGTTGTACATAGGAAGATCTGAGAAACTAGACAGCGCGTCCATGTTCTCTCTGCCGATGGCGTTCTTGTAGATCTCCATGAGGAGAGAGTCTGGCGGAATGATTTGAAGACATCTGACGATGTCCTGACACACCTGCTTGAACAGTATCGTCGAGGCGTTTGTGATGTCGTAGGTGGCGTTGTTGCCTGCGGCAATAGCCTGCTGCTGAACCCCCACCAATGTGTCACCCTTAGGAGTGGATGCATCCATCATCTCGTTGATACCCGTGGTGTCACGGATCATGCCGAGGTAGTGGTTGTAAAGAGTGATGAGCTCGTTGATGTTCCTGATGCTGTTAGGAATCTGTTGTATCGGAGCCCCTTGGAATCCACCCTCAGCATTCTTGCTTCTGTAGTAGAACACACCTGTCTGCTCGTAGATGTCGTGGAGCTCAAGCGGTTGAAGCTCTCCACCCTTTCCGAGCTGAACGTTCTCAAGGCCTTCGATGTCGATGATCAAACCGTCTGGCTTAGCCTTGGCGATGGACTGCTGGATCTTGAGATGCGTGATCTGCAACATGTCTGCGAAACCAATGCAGCTCTCCACCATGCTCTTTGGCATAGAGTCGCGGAGGTTCGTGGCAACGACAGAGTAAGACATGCGAGCTCTCGTCACGTCGTGCATGTTGCGAGGCACGTTGCTCTTGAGCCCGTAGTTAATCAGGTAGTCGCAGTCGAGGATGAGCATACCGCCGTAGACGGAGCTGATCTCCATCTTGTGTGGCGTTCTCTCGTACACGCCCTTGCCAGACTTCTCCTTGTACTCAAACCCTTCGTAGAAAAATCCAGTGTTACCGTACTGGTTCTCCTTCTCTTCGAAGTACATGCAATCCACAGAGATGAACTCAAAGTCAAGTACGTCAACCATGTACTCCTCATACCCGTACACGTTTCTACCAAGCGTATCATCATAGTACACCTGGTTCATCTTGTTGTAGTCGCTGTTGTGGCTCTTTGACTTCTCAGCAATCTTTTTGTACTGATCCTCGTCGAGCTCGTCGCCAGCAATTCTCTTCAGCTCCTGAATGGAGATCGTTCTGATGTGACCTGCGTACACAAGGTCAGAGAAGTTTGGATCGTCAGTGGAGCTGTGAATGAACTTCACTGGGTCGACGTAAGAGGTCTTGATACCGTAGTTTGGATCGTTATCCCTCTTGACAACAGCCATGCCACATGAAACCAAATCCTGAATGCATCTTCTGTAGATGTTGTCAGAAAAGTCGTTCCACTCAAGGGTGAGGTTCGTAGCGATCTGTCCAGCTACCTCGGCATCAGTCTTGATGTTCGTGTCCAGGAAAATTTCCGCCTCCTCTACGGAGTCTGGAAGACTGTCTGGATCCTGATCGAGAACAAGGCCACCAGTCATGTCCTTCACCTGCTTGAGTTGCTCCTTGAGCTGAACCTGGTTCATGATCCTCTGCTTCTGCGCGTTCTTGGCAGACGTGGAGATTGGATCGATGGCCTCAAGGTTGGGGTATGGGGATCTCGACAGAATCTTGTTCACCACGATGCGAGCGAACTTAGGAAGGATTGGAACTGGGGTGTAGTCCAAGTTCACCAACGACCCGTCACCGTTGTTGGGATCGAGGGACGTAAGAATCTGCTTGTAGATGTTCGTGTCCTGGACTCCGTTGGCGTAATCCCTGTTCCTCTCAAAGTTCCTAGCTCTCTTCTTGTACAGCGACTGCTCGTCCTGGATCTTTCCCCATTGATTCTCAATAGCCTTCGCGTACTTCATCCCGTAGTCATTGGACATCTTCGTCTCCCTTGACGCTAGGGGATCGGGGAAGTTCTTCGAATACCGCTTGTTGTTATTGTACATTCCGCGAAGTCATGAATTGCATGCAGTTGCAAATATAATGGAAATCCTATCTTCGCTTGTATCTCCTAAGGAACACCTTATCTGAGAAGTCAGCCAGTTCAATTTTGGGCTTTGCTTTCTGAGCAGCAAGTAGAGCTAAGCCAGAGCTGATGGTCAGGTCAAACTTCGTCCTGTTGTCGATCTTGTAGCCTATCCAGTCCTCAAGTGTGTTGTTGAAATACATCTTCCCGTGCTCACCAGTCTCCCTGTTGATGCCCACGTGATCGTGTATGTAAGCTTCGATAGCGTGAGCGTGAGATTGAATCACATCCTGAGAGTTTGACGGTATCCCCTTCGTCTTAGTCTTCGCACTGCCACCGCTCGTCAAGTGATCTGGCCTATCCATTAAGTATCCGTCGTAACCTCTTGATTCAAAGTATCTTGCGATGCCGTACTTATTGTTTTCAATTAAGATAGGGTACCCATAGAAGAAGGCAGCCTTGAGGACGTCTTCATAGAATATCTTGGCTAGAGGCGGGCGGGATGCGTACTCCACGACGAACATGTTCGATGGATGCTCCATGTGAAACTTGTTGTACAGGTGTAGCGCTCCCTTAGACCCTCGTCCGTCGACGGTGGCGTCAAGGTCGTAGGAGTCAACCCCGCCTACCCCCAGCTCTGCATTCGGTGCTATTCTCTTCCCTCTTTCCTCTAGCTTTCTGTTTCTCAGCTCAGATGGTGGCATCCATGCAACCCTGAACCTACCGTTAGGGTCTGGATCGAAGAGAACCTCTGTGTCCTGCTCACCGTTCTTCCAGACGAAGTTACCCCTGACGACAGGGTTGGGGAACAGGTCGTCATTGTACTGTATCTGCTCGTAGATCTGGCCGATGTTGAACAGGCTACCGTCGATGCTATCCCTGAACGCCTCGTCGGTGCTGAACGGAAACTGCCTCGTTACTTCATTAAGTTCCGAAGGATCTCCCTTAAGGCTCTCCCTTTCGTTCTTAAGGTATGTCTTTGCCCCAATACAAACAGTATCCCCATCAAGCCCATCCACAGGGCTATCAGGATCATCAACGATTGGCCGTCCGTGCTTGTCAAAAAATCCTTCAAGTGATTCATAGGCTGGTATAAATAGACGATACAGGCCTGATCTAGTCCTGCCGTTTGCATTTCGTTCGTTAGGGTTAGAGTCCTCCCATAGATCTTTGTACTCCCTACCGCCCTTATCCATCGGGTTGACAGTGCTACCAACCAAGGCCTTACCAACTATCTTCCTACCAACTATGAGACACGTCCTTTGAATCCTCCAGGCGTCTCTTATGTCGGTTGGCTTCTCCCACTTACCAGCCTCATCGAGGTAAAGGATGTGAAGCTTCTCTCCGTCGTATGCGTTGTTCGTTGTGTTCTTCCAGTTGATCAGCGTATTAAGAGCTTCGCCTGTCTGCGTAGTCTTATTCTTCTTCGTTATTCTCTTACTCGGCTCGCGAAAAGCCAACTCCATGCGTGGGTTAGTGGTACCATCCTGAATGGGTTTGAAGAAGAAGGGGTAGTGCCTAAACATGTAGACCACCTTCTTCATGAAAATATTTTCCTGAGCGTCCTTACCAGTCTTCGACTGTATTCCTAGGAGCTTGTCTTTGACCTGTGTGGCTTCGTCTAGAAG